TGGTAAGAATATCCACGGGTGAATGTAATTGCCGTTATCGTCTTTAGTCAGCTTGATGAGTGTAGCATCGGTCGGGTGAATAAGCATGGCTGTTGCCTGATATTCATCATCACGAACCTGGCGAGCTGCGTCAACCAGAACATCCACTCTTGATATGTCACTATCAGCGAGGTTGTCTGAATAAGCAGTAGCGTTGGTTATGATACCGGAAAGGTTAATGCCTGTTCCGTCACCGTAAAGAAGCTGGTAGTCCTCTTTTACTTTCAGCTTCGAAGGAAGCCTTGAAGAAATATAAGAAGTCAGACCTTCAACATCATCAAGCATCTCCTCGGAAAGAAGTATATAGGCAGTGATCTTGCGAACAGTTGCGCTTGTAAGTTTCAGGTCAAATGCTGACTGCTTGTACTCAGCTCCTTCAGTTGTTACATCGGTGCTGTCATCATAAGCATACTCCATTACATAGGTAACCGAGTTTGAAGTGGTAGTTCCTGAAGAAATCAGGTCCCTTACTCTCTCCCTGCGGTCGGGATCAAAAACAATACCGGCAACCTTATCAGCCCTTACGACTGCTGTTGATTCAAAGGAGTTGCTCTGAAGCATATCCTCAACGGTCTTGAGCATGATCTCACCGGTGCGTCTTTTGCTGCGGAGTGCTTCCCTTATGCCTGTTTTCTCACCAAATGCAACGAGTTCTTTTTTAACTGCATCCTGGAAGGTTTCTTTTTTCATCCCAACTTCTCCGAATCCTGTCCTCTGGAGTTTGGTATCAATACTGTCGAGCTGGCCCTGCATCTTCATAACCTTCTCGTTTACCTCGGAATACTTTTTAAGTTCCGGTTCAATCTCTGCTTTGATAGCATCCTTCACCTCTTTTGAGGCTGTGGCATACTTCTCAGCCTGATCCTTCAGTTTAACGTCAATCGATTCACCGAGCTTCTGAAGGGTCGATTCCAAAATTTTCAATTCTTTTTCGTCCATCTCAAATTAATGTTATGTTTAACTTACTTATTAACCAGTCTGCGGTAATAACCGACTCAACAGGTTTCGGAGTGGACGCTACCGGCTCCTTAAATTTCCTTACAAGAGTGATTATTGCTTCCTGTATTTGTTTTAATGATATTTCTAATTGTCGTGCTGTGTCATCTGTATAAGTACCCTTAACTGCTAATTCAAGGGCATCCATCTTCTTTAACAGCCAGTCGATAGATTCTTTGTCAGGGATGCCGTCTTTAACTGACTCAACAACGGCCTCCATATTAGCACCCCATGAAACTGTACTACCTTCCCAAAGTTTCAACTCCGTAAGGACATTGGCGTTCTGCTTCTCGTCCCTTTCTGATTTGATAACCTGGTAACCGATGGAATGCTCCGTAAGGACTTTATCCATGTATAACTGAAGAACATCCTTCCCGAGTGCAGTCTGGCTGATATGACTTACAAACCTCAGACCTTTCTTGTCTTCGAATAACTCTGAAGGCTTTGCAAGGACTTTATAAGGATCATGCTGAAATAAGTGAAGAATCCGTGGATGCTCCGACTCAGGACCGTTTTCCTTTAAGGTCTTTTTATATGCCTTCGGCTGAATAATATCCCCGTCAGCATCCTTGTTTCCAAAGATTGAGAAGTACCCCGTCACTATCCCTTTCAACTGATCAACATCAGTCACCGCCTCAACCGTCAAATCTTTGTATTTCATCTTATATTCCTTTTATTGCATAACTTATAGCACACCGGCAATTTATCACCTCTTCAGGTGGTAAATCCGGATCACCTGGTACTTCTGCCGGCCAAACTCCACCAACTATAAAAGCCTCATCCATATCTTTGGGGTTCTGTGATTCCATAACCAAATGTGTGTCACGGGTTCGACTATCATAAGTGGAAATCCAGAGCTTCTGCATCGGGTATTCCTTATTCAGTTTCTTCGCCCCTGTGTGACTCCCCTGATTACTCGCACTCACTATCTCAGTCCTTGCTATTCGTAAAGCCCTCCACTTGTTCATCTCTATACCCTCAGTCAAAAGAGCTTTCTTTATTTCTCTTGCAACCTGGTCAGCTCCCCACCCCTCATCCGTTGACATCTTTATTATCTCACGGATTATCTTCTTTGCCAGTTCCTTATTCTGTTGGGCTATGCTTACTATCTTGTTACCGCATCTTACCTTGACATAGCTCTCCATTTCCCTGTACCAGGTATCTTCTATGTCCTCCTCCTTATGTTCTATCTGGGTGAACTCGCTCTTTAATCTTTTATAAGTGTCTTTAGCGAAAAACACCCCGACAGTGGTATAAAGTTTTAAGAACTCCTTTTCGATAGGATTCTTGCTCATGTGTGAAAGAACTCCGTCACTTCCGTAATTAGTGACATCTATTTTATCCGCCAGTTTCCTGAACTCCCGGTTTAACATCAACCGGATCTCAGGATAAAACCTTCTCTCAAAACCGTCACGCTTCTGTTGCGTCCTCTTCCAAAGAATAGCCTTCAGACTCATACCTCTAACCACCCTCTGATGACACACGAACAAAATGACCCGGCCCCGTTACTTACTGCACTCATCTTTAAATCAGCAGTAGCAGGAATACGAACAGGCATATCAAAGTCAGCATGGAAATTATTATCCTGTGTCATTGCCTCAAAGAATGCCTGAAACAAATTAACCTTCACCGTAGGTGCGGTATCATCTACTTGCGCCCTGCCTATCCACCTTACTATCTTCCCGGCTGTGGTATAACCTGAGAAGATAGAAACTGAAGTGATGAAAAGTGTTTTCCCCAGTGGAACAGTATAAGTCAGTCCCCTGCCTCTTGTATATCCTGCCTCTATCTGTCTGTAAACAGTTGCAGCACCTCCCACTAACCGACATGATATGGTCCCTGCTGCTGAACCTCCAGTTCCTACCTGAGTAGCTCTTATTGAGTTTACCCTCAATATGGAAGTATCTGTAAGCGGAACCGGTGTCTGTCCGGCTAAGTCTAATATCTGTGAAGCCTCAGAGTAATCAGTATCTAAGTATGTAATCTTAACTTTCTGTACTCCTGTACCGGCTAAAGTATCGTTGACGCTCGATGAAACAACTTCAAGAGCCACGCCACCCGCAGGAATCCACGGGTAAGAACCTCCCTGAGTGATTATATCTTCTTCCGTTGCACCTACATCACCATTGTAGCCAAGTTTCGCAAAAGGTGTATGCCCTGTTACATTCCCTTCAGCTATGTCATACAGATAAGGCATTGAAGAAACACGAGGCTTATTGTTTATGTGCTTAACCCCGTAAGGAACTCCAAGTTCATCAACAAACTTAGATGCCTGCGTGCCGTCTGACTGTTTTGCTGAAGTGGCTGCACCCGATGGTAAAGCAGAAGATGTGACAAGGACATGAGGCACGTTAGCGGTATGCTTTACACCATAACCGTCACCATTCTCATCCCTGAGCTTGATGCCCCTGTTCTGTCCTTCTGTGGGTCCTTTAGCCATTATCTTCCTTTGTATCTTCTTCCGTTTCTTCTTCTTCCGGCTCTTCTGTTAAAGCCTCATCAAGTTGTGTATCATCAATAGCGAGCATATCGCCTGTCATCGGGACTAACCCCGCAGGGATCAAATACTCATTCATCATTGGGTTCTCTTCGTCAGAGTCGAACTTCATCACTTCCCTTCTCTCGTTAGGCTTCAGCCACCAGCAACCACTTAAAGCCGTTGCTAAAGCAGAAAGGTCATCCTGAAGCTCGGAAATCATTGAAGTGTCAAAATCAACGTATATCTGCCCCCCGTACCTTGGATAGATATAAGAGTTGAAAGCATCCCTGAACTGTGTTAAAGCCGGGATGACTGCATTTGTGTACACCGCACTCCCAGCCTCTTTAGTATTTGAATAGGTCTTATTGGCTGCATCATTGAAAAGCTCAGAAGGGACATGGAAGATATTACACATAGTCCTTAAATCCATCCTGTCGCTTTCGATAATCTGAAGGTCAACAGGACTCATGCCCATCTGCTGCCATTTGATGTTAGCTGCTGTTATGATTGGCTTCCCTGCGTTCTTAGGTCCTGTTATCCTCTTGTACCTTTGGGAAATCATCTCAGCCTGCTCCTCTGTAAAAGGCTCTTCTGTGGATCCGTCCCCTGCGCTTATGATACCGTTAGCACCCATATTCTGAAAAGCAGCTACCGAAGCGTCATAAGAAGAGTTAGAACGTGTCACTACCCTTCGCCCTGCCTGTATGGGTGAAACACCATAAAGGAAAGACCCGTTCATATAGTTAGGGGTCCAGTATTTAAGATGAATTACTTGTTCAGCAGGGACAACAGTACTTCTGTCGCCTTTTATCTCGTATTGCTTCACCGGTTGCATCTGATCGCCCGGGACAATAACAACTAACTGAGAAGGCAAGTTCCAGAGTTCTTTAACAAGTCCCTGGTTCACTCCGGCTGTCGGACCTATGCAGTGAAGATAAGAGTTTCCTGTTACCAGCTTATAACCAACGAACTGCTCGCAAAATTCAGCCCAGGATTGTAATACGTTCGGAGTCGTGAATAACTGCTGAAGCTCATGATCATGAAGTTCAACTAAAGCCTTAGTCTTAACAATGTCTTTCTTGTACTGTGGTAAATCAGGAGAGGCCGACTTGTAAAGGTTTAAAGCCTTGTCGTTTTTTACTGAGTACACATACCAGGGAATAGATCCGCATTTCTGCGCAATGAACGAAACAATAGAATACACCGTAGGATTAAATAGATATCCCTGATTTATGTAAGCCTCGACATTATCGGGCATATAGACAGGGTTGCTGCCTACGGGCTGGAGAATCTTCCCTATAACCTGTGATCCTATTGACTGTTCAACCTCTTTCTGTAACTTGGTCAATTGGTCTTTAAATGCCCAACTGACTACATTTTGGATTAAACCCATTTATATTATTATGTTACAATTCAGATAATTACAAGCTATTTCGGATAAAAAGGTCTGAATATATTAATACTTCTTTATCTTTATTTATTCTCCATCCGTTTTTATCCCAGTATCTTCTTAAATGGGGTAACTATTCAAGTGAACAGTTCAGGCAAAAGCAGCGACCGCATCCCAGAACGGATGAACGTGTGATCAGAAATCATACTGGTCATGGTTATAAACGGGAAATTACCACACTTTTTCACATTCATACTGCTTATTGTCACTCCGCTTTTTTCTCCTTTCGGACAGGTAGAGCTATGTAGAACTCCTTACTAAATCTTTACACTACAAAGTTAAACTAAAGACATAGTTATTTAGAAT